CTCTTTGAACAGTGCGTTGAGAAACGGTGTATTGACGAGCAATGTCTTCACTGGAAGCATTCTCATGTGCGTACAAGTGAGCGATATGAGTCTTGTGCTCATGTGGAAGTCTGACTGTCATTTCATTCTCCTTTTGGTCTTTGCCAGGTTACGGTTGCTGGCGCTGCATACCAGCCCAGCTTCTTGTGGAACATGATTTCTGGCTCATCAGGCCAGCCAAGGGCAATGGTCCAAGCGTGGTCTTCACTCTTGGCTTGGCCTATCCAATGGACTCCGTGAGTTGATACGACCACCCAGGGTAATAGTTGGCTCATTTGGTTCTTTCTGTAGTGCATTTCTCAATGTCCACCTAGCATCAATGCGGTTGGCAAACCACTTGAAGAGCTTTCTGCAATCATCCTGAAGCAGGTATGGTGGCCATCCGGTCTTTTTCATAGCGCACGCCTTTTCTGACGGCACTGCTCTTTCATCTTTGCTGTGAAGTCAGGGTGGAATTCCGCCATAGAGCAATCAATGGCTTTTGTTTCCGATCTGGGTGCGTAACACAGCACCAAAGGTGCTGCTATTGCCCAGATGAGTATTGGTAGGTATTTCATGTTTGTCTGTGTATCGTCTCTACATAGTCAAAAAGACAATTTTCTGACAAGTCAGAATATCGGTTTTGACTTCTGGAGAAGTCTGTCTGAGCTGACAAAAAATAAGGGCCTATCCTTTCGGATAGACCCAATTTCCCGACTTCACCTAGCGCACGGAAGTGCGCCTGGAAGAAGTCAGCAGAGACCGTAGTTGGAGTTCCTGATGACATCTCCGAGGTTGTTGGACAACTTCGGGAATGTTCCAGAACGTTTGTGGATCTGGCTCAGGAGATCGTCCAACAGGTTGCTTTCGGCAATGTCAGCCAGGATTTCCTTGTACTGATAGCGCACCCAATTCACGTTGTTTGCGTGAGCTTTGAACTCGTCATGGATGGTGACGAGCTCGAAAGGCTGGTACTGGAGCATGTTGTTCACGATCTCAGCCAGCTTGTCGAGGTGCTTCTTGGTCAGGTACGCAGTGTTCGCGGCCGTCAGGTAGGGCAGGATGACCACATCAGCCAAGGTGCTGCGTTGGTAGTGATCCAGGTACGTGCAGATGGGATCTGACGAATTTGGAATCTTTTGGCTTTGGCCCAAACTTCTGGCGATCATCTCGATCTCGAGCAGTTGTGCGGCTTGTTCCACCAGTTCCCGGTCGTAGTTGCATCTGCGGTGCATGGATCTGAGTACATAAGCATCAACACTGTGGGTCAGGTTGGCTGCATTCGACAGGCCAGCCTTGCTGCCGACGTTGTCGTAGTACTCGTAGGTGAAGCTGGCATGGTCCAGTTCGTCCACCTCGATGCGTGTTTCCCGCTTGGCCATGACCTTGATGCGAGCATCAAAGCCGTCCGGCAGTACCCACTCATGGCTGAGTGCATACGATTGCCAGCTGGCCAGCAGGGTTTGCAGCAGGTCCCAGGCACCAGGTGCGATCTTCTGTGCGGCCTCGTAGAACGCGGCCAGCTCAGGTGTGTCTTCACCGAAGATGGTCTTGGGCTGCAGCTTGGACCCGTAGAACGAGGTCATCAGCGCTGCCTTGGCATCCTTGCGGGAGACATGAAAGCCCCCACCCAGGATGTCATCCATGGCTTTGGTGCAGTCGCTGTAGGCATCGGCACGCTTGTTGGGGTCTACGAGACCTGTAGCAGCAGCGCCAGCCATACAACCTGTCAGCACGGACATCATTTGAATGCCCGAGCAGCAGCCATCGACACCTACTAGGTGACCGGTAGGCAGGCCTTGTTGGGCCTTGCGAATGGCCATGACAGCCTTGAGATACAGTGGCTTGGTTTCAGCACGATCGGCCAATGCCTCCAGTTGGTGCAGATTTACTTTCACCCAGGCAATGCGCTGTTCGAAGGTGGCTTTGTCATGGCCATAGTGAGTGGCAGCATCAATGAGCAGGTATTGCCAGCCTGTATAGGTCTTGAACATAGGGTTTCTCCTTAGGTTGTGATGAGTGCGAGCAGCTGGAGTTCCTTGGGAACATTCCAGGCTGGGATTTGGTCAGCGGTGTACCACCCATCTTCAGAGCCGAAGCCTTGAAGGTGGATGTAGCAACCGTTGTAGATCTCTCTGGACTCCTCACGGAGTTCTTTGGAGATGTAGCGCAGCGGGAATACAGGACTGATGTTTCTGTATTCCTTGTGCACCTGACCAGCGTAGTAGATGGTCATTCGTTTCATGACGCCCCCAGCAAAAGCAGGGATGCCCTGAATTCAGGCGGAAAGTGGGATACAGGCGTGTTTTCCCAGTAGATTTTGAACTGCTCTGTTTGTGCAAAGCGGCCATAGAGCTCACCATTCCACACACACGGGCAGTACAGGTACTTCAACATCGAAGACTGTTGAAAGTCCTTGGCGTTGACAGGTCGATTGATGATTTCTGCCTGGTCTTTACGCCAGAAGATGGTGATACCGTTCATGGTGCACCGAGCACGATCTCCTCTCGAGCAAGCTCGATTGAGGCTTTCTTGAACGCGGTACCCTGAGTGGTGATGTGGTACCCAGAGGCATAGATCCGGCCACGTTTATCGACCTTGTGGGTCAGATAGAACTGGTTGCCTTGCTGCACCATCAGGCTGTAGAACGCATAGCTTTGCCGTTTGAAGTCGTTCCATAGGTCCGTCTTCTCCTGGCTATCGAGCTCGAAGGTAGGTTCTTCTTCAACAGTGCTGAGGAAGTCTGTATCGAGCCTCAATGCCACCTTGTTCATGGTGTTGAGGACATCCAGGCAGATGTCCCCATCGTGGTGATTACCTGTGCCCAGGATCAACGAGTCGTTGTGGGTCAGGTATCCGGAGCTGAAGTTGTGCGTCAGTTCCAGTGGTTCACACACCATAGGTGGCAGGTATTCGCTGGTCTGGATGAAGTCCACTACCCGGTAAGGCAGCGGTATCCGAGACACCAGCATGAGGCTGGCCATCTTGTCTTCCTTCATGATGTCAAAGGCATCAGTCAGGCAGAGCACGGCCACCAGTTCTGCAACGGTGGCAATGGCTTCCTTGCGGTCGCTGAATCCCAGCCTGGCTGATAGCTTGGCTGTGACCGAGGTAAAGAGTTCTGGCTTCATTTCGTAGGCAATGCCCACGAAGATGTCCATCACCATGCCTCGGATGTCCATGTTCTGAAGCTGTGCAATGCGCTTCATCTTGGATTCGTAGTAGTGTCCAGCCATGTACTGTTGTACTAGCGCAACACCTTGGTCTATCTTAGCTTGCATATCAGCATCTGCCTCGATCGCCTTGCGGATCTTGGCATCGATATGCTTGCGGTTGTACCGCTCCTCATTCATCTCCTGAAGGATGATCTGTTTCATGGCTTCCATTGGTATCTCCTGATCTGGCAACAGCGCCAGCGCATAGGCGGAGCCGACCATGCAGATGACTGTCTTGACTGAGCTCTCCTGCCAGCAGGCATAAAAAAAGACCACCACCCGTTAGGGCAGTGGTCTTGTTGGTGCGGCCGATCAGAGGTCGAAGCCTGCAGCGTCAGCAGGAGTAGCCGATTGGTATTCGACTTCCAGCTTGCTGAGGATCACGCTGACACGGCTGGGATCTTCGTTCAGCCAGGCCAGCAGTTGCTTCTCGTTGTGCTTGGATTCCTTCAGCGGAATGGCACCGAGTTTCTTACGGCCAGCGCCGTTACGAGCAGGCAGATAGAAGTTCAGGAAGCCCTGAGCCTTCCAGCTGTCATTCTGGGTGGACTGTTGAGGTTGAGCATTGGACTTAAACATGTGAGTTCTCCTTGAGATTAAAGATACGGCAGGATTTGCCAGCTCATGCGCGTAGCGCAAAGGGTTTGACCACACTGCCATCAGGGACAACGGCGGCAAAGCTACCGTGCCCCAGGATGGTGATCAATGGTTTCGTCAGCCTCGCCACGCGAGCAGCACACCAATCGTGGCGAACACGATACAAGTGGCAACAGCTGTAACGAACTGCATGCGCTTATCGCGCTGTGTGGACTGTTGTTCTTTAGCTGGACTGTAGACGTAGGAATGGTTGTTCATGGATACTCCTGAGTAGACTGGGATTGATGGAAGATGTGACCGTGAGCTTCATCCAGTCGGACGTACTCACGGATCACGGTTGACAGGACAAGGCGCAAGGCCTTGGATACCTGAGTTGGTGGTAAGCCTTGCTGCCAGGCAAGGTAGATGTTGTCCATCTGTTCTGCACTTGGTTTCATGATCGCTCCTTAGATGACGCGATCACGCTTGGCTTTGTAGTAGACATACAAGGCCATAGCAAGGGACCAGATGGTGAACAGAGCAGAGGCACCGAAGGCAAAGGCAGTGGTGAATGAGTCATTGACCACAATGCCGCATGCCAATTCAAGCAGTGCCATAAGGAAGATGAAGGCTGCAAAGGCAGCTTCGTTGTAGATGTAGAAGATCTTGTTGAGGGATTGCATAGAAGTCTCCGAGATGTAGATCAGGACATCTGATCTTTCATCTCATGTGCGGAGCACAAAGACTTGTGACTTATCGGTAAGGTATCGGTTTGATTAAGATGGTGAAAGGATGGAATGGTGTGGAGTAAGTCAATGATCTGATACTTCGATCAACATAATCACCAGAAACCTGAGGATCAGCTGAGCTGATCTGTGACATAGATGTAGGTAATCTCTGTCTTCTGAGACTACTGTCTCATGTGTTGTGTATGTGTAAAAGGTAAAGAGACCCGAAGGTCTCTTAGGTTAGGCTGTGATAGCCCGTTGAGCTTTACGCTCTTCGATAGCTTTGTTACGCAGATAGCGTTGCTCATCTTCGTAGGTTGCTGCCATTTCATCGAGTGAACGTGAGAGGTGCAAGCCTGCTGAAGCGAGGTGATCACCAGCTGTGAACAGAGTAGCGAACATGCTGAACAGTTGTTTGAATGCATGGAACATGATGATTCTCCTTAAGTACATGTACGGGTAGGGATTACCCATTACATAGGCGGAGCCTAGTGGGGGGGGGGTAGTCCGGTGAGTTACGTCAGAGACTGAAAGTCCTGCACTCATACCCCGCTATCAAAATTTCCAAAAACCCGCTGCTTATTTTTTAAGCACCATACCCAACTGCTTTACTTGGTCTTCTATTGGCCACTCGTTTCTGGTTACAATGCATCTGCCGGATGCCTCCGGTCCCTCCTTAGGTTAGGACTTTAAGACCTCTATAGCGATATAGGGGTCTTTTTTTATGTAGTAAGGGGTTGCTATATAAGGCTCCTTTTTATGCTTGGTTTGAATTGGCTTACCATATACACCCTATAAGGTAACCAATAGATCAAACCATGACTGCACTTACAGTAGATCAATTCAAAGATGCTCTGCCTGACAAGGTGAAGAAGAGCATCAATCAAGAGCTGATTGATCAGATCAATACGACCTTGTCTGATCCCGAAATGTATGAGGCTTACAGGGACAACCTGTTGAGCTATACGCGGGTGATGGCCGATGGTCGGTTCAAGGTCAGTGAGTACGTCAATGCGGTGAAGTACGTGAGCCACAAGTTAATGGGGGCCACGAACATCGAGGCGTACAGCAAGACTTTTCCAGACAAGATGGTCCGGTTCAATGCGCAAGGGGTGTCCTCAAAGGACATCGCTTCGTATGTGACTGCGTACAACAAGAGCAAGCTGGTGAACCTGATCTTCGAACAGACGCTGATTCCCAGCTATGTGCTGAACCAGGATCTGTACCAAAGGGCTTTGAATGTGCAGGCTGATCTGATGATCAGTGCCAAGAGCGAGAAGGTCAGGAGCGATGCTGCCAACTCTTTGCTCACGCATCTGAAGATGCCGGAGACGCAAAAGGTGGAGCTTGATGTGAAGGTGAAAGAAGACAGCTCGATTAGCCAGCTCAGGCAGGCGACGTTGGAGTTGGCCCGTCAGCAGAGGCTGGCAATGGAAGCAGGAGCCATGAATGCACAACAGGTTGCTCACTCAAAGGTCGTGGTGGATGTCGATGCAGTCGAGGTGGGAAGACAGTGACCCACTGCTGATCGGGTTCTGTGCGATGGCCTCGTTCATGTTTGCGGGAACATGGGGCGGTTTGCTTTGGATCTTCTTTCCCAGTTGGGGATGGAAGGTAGGGGTGATCCTGTTCCTGCCTTGTTTTGTGGTGCTGTACAACCTGGGTCGTCGGCCTAACGCCGAAGAAGATGAATACGCGAAGGAATACTATGAATGATCCAGTAGCAAAGGCACTGGCCCCGTGGAAGGTAGAGGACTACCTCAACAGCATTTCGTATGAGGTAGATCCGAACTATGTGCCGAGTGACTTTGCACTGGAGTTCGTGACGTTCATCAAGCTGGTCAATGGCGGTCAGGGTGAAGAGAACCTGACTCCGGTGGTGCACTACAAGATGCTTGACACCATCACTGATGGGGGCCGGAGGATCATCAACCTCTGCCACCGTGGTATTGCGAAGACCACTGTGATGGGTGAGTACCTGTTCCTGTACGTGGCCACCTATGGCGAGCTGCCTGGGTTCGGCCGGGTGGACCTGGCCCTTTACGTGTCGGACTCGATCGAGAACGGCGTGAAGAACATGCGGAAAAACCTGGAGTTCCGCTGGGAGAACTCCGACTTCCTGCGCGAGTACGTGCCCGAGATCCGGTTCACGGACATCCGTTGGGAGTTCAAGAACGCCGATGGCAAGGTGTTCATCGTCAAGGGGTACGGGGCGAAGACCGGCGTGCGGGGTGCAAAGGAGATGGGCAAGCGTCCGCAGCTGGCTGTGCTGGACGACCTGATCTCCGATGAGGATGCCCGCTCGACTACCGTGATTGCGGCTGTGGAAGACACCGTCTACAAGGCGGTGACCTACGCGCTGCACCCGGCCAAGAACATGATCATCTGGTCCGGTACCCCCTTCAATGCGAAGGATCCGCTGTACAAGGCGGTGGAGTCCGGGGCCTGGGCGGTCAACGTGTTCCCTGTGTGCGAGCAGTTCCCCTGTACTCGAGAAGAGTTCCGTGGTTCCTGGCCCGACCGATTCACCTTTGAGTACGTGAAAGCGCAGTACGACGAAGCAGTGAAGCTCGGAAAGGTCGATACCTTCAACCAGGAACTGATGCTGCGCATCATGAGTGAAGAAGACCGGATGATTCTCGACGGAGACATCGGTTGGTACAAGATCGACGCGGTACTGCGAAACAAATCCCGGTTCAACTTCTACATTACGACCGACTTCGCTACGTCTATCAAGGACAAGGCTGACTTCTCTGTGATCAGCGTGTGGGCGTACAACAATGTGGGTGATTGGCTCTGGGTTGATGGGATCTGCAAGCGCCAGCTGATGGACAAGAACATTGATGCCCTGTTCCGTTTTGCTCAAATGTACAGACCTCAGCAGGTCGGGATTGAAGTGACTGGCCAGCAAGGTGGATTCATCAAGTGGATCCAGGAACAAATGCTGGAGCGGAACATCTTCTTCCCGTTGGCCAGTGAAGGAAACAGCAACGACCCCGGCATTCGCCCTAACACAAACAAGCTGGTTCGATTCAATACGGTGGTGCCGCTCTTCAAGGCCCGAAAGATATTCTTTCCGATTGAACGCAAGACAGAGCCTACAATTCAGGAAGCCGTAAATGAATTGAGCCTGGTTTCTGTTTCTGGTTTCCGTAGTAAGCACGACGACTTCATTGACACGATCTCGATGTTGTCTTCACTCAATCCTTGGAAACCTTCGGAGGAAGCTCCGTTGGTCGAAACAGGAAAAGGCGATGGCATGTGGGATCTGGACGTTGGTCCAGAACCCGAAGATCGAATGGCGTCATACATCGTCTGAGGAATACCATGAAACTGAAAGAAGTCTTTGACCAGCTCACCTATGGCGAGCTCTCGCAATTGGCCATTGGCGGTTCGGAGATGGGGGCCATCAACCCGGCCAACTACGACCGGATCCTGGCTCACATCAACCTGGGGCTGACTGCGCTGTACAAGCGCTTTCAGTTGAAGGAAGGTCAGCTGATCGTGGAACTGCAGGCCAATCGCCTGATCTATCCACTGAACAGTAAGTTCGCTGTCAGCAGCCGCACGAGTCGTGAAGCGGTGCGCTACATCAAGGACTCGACGGCCGCGCCGTTCAAGGACGATCTGCTCAAGATCAAGCGGGCGTACGGTACGTCTGGTTTCGAGTTCAAGCTCAATGACCTGAGCGACCCGTTTTCTCTGATGACACCCACGTCGACATCACTGTCGGTGCCTCAGGACATCGTGGTTCCGCCGATCGAGCTGGAAGACGACCTGCGTACGGCGACGCTGAAGATCGTGTACCAGGCGAACCACCCGAAGCTTGTGACCGATGATGGTGATCTCGAGCCTGAACTGGTCGACCTGGAGCTGCCGGATACCCACCTCGAGCCACTGCTGCTCTTTGTGGCCGCACGACTGCACACCCCGGCAGGCATGACTAACGAGACGAACATGGGCAATACGTACTACGCAAAGTACGAAGCAGCCTGCGTCGAGCTGGAAATGAAGAACTTGACGGTGGACCAGGGCAGTCAGAACGATCGACTAAGTCGAAACGGTTGGGTCTGAGTCCCGGACCAAAAGAAAAGGCCCCGTAACTGGGGCCTTTTTGTTGGAACGTTGGAATCACTGACCGGTTGAACCGAAGCCACCAGCACCTCGTTTGGTTTCCTCCAGGGAATCAACCAGTTCGAGTTGCACATTGGCGATCGGAACAACCATGAATTGAAGAATTCGATCGCCAGAATTCCAACTCAGTGGAATGCCGGACTTGGTTTTGAGAGCGGCCTTCCATTCTCCGCGATAATCGGAGTCGATAACTCCACATGTGTTGTTGAGTTCCAGTCCATGTTTAGCACCAGAGCTAGAACGTGGCAACAGGAGAGCGACATACCCGTCCGGTATTGCAGTGGCGAAGCCAAGGCCGAACATCCGGCTTGTACCGTCAGCAGTACCTGCTTCAGGCATGTAGATGTCGTAAGCACC